AATATCAATATCTCAGTCCTAACGAGTTGGAGCTAAAATGTCCGAGTGGGAAAAAGAGCAAGAAGCCTTCCTGATCAAGATCGGGCAGGTAGCACCATCAACACCTAAGCCAGTAACTACTAAGAAAGACGAGGAATAATCTCATGGCTGTATTTCTAAATAACAAGGTCGGCGTGAAGATTAACACAGTCGATCTTTCAGACCACGTTACAGCAGTAACACTTAACCGCAATTTTGATGAACTCGAAGTAACAGCAATGGGCGATGGCGGACACAAGTTCGTTAAAGGCCTTGAGGCTTCTTCAGTCACAATCGACTTCCTTAATGACACAGCTACAGCTAACGTCCTAGCGACATTGCAAGCTGCATGGGGAACCAACGTGACAGTTGTACTTCTACAGGAAAAGGGAACCGCTGTATCAGCGACCAACCCTCTTTACACAATGACATGCCTAATCAATGGAACTACAGACATCAACGGCTCAGTCGCTGACATCGCAATGCAAAGCCTGACATTCAACGTCTCAGGTACTACAGTAGTAGCTTCAACAGGCACATTCTAATAAACTAAACAAAGGGGCACAGCATGGCAAAGTTAATAGTCAAAATGGCAGACGATAGCGTGAAGGAAATTGAAATTACCCCACGCCTTGAATACGCCTTTGAATTGTATGCAAAGATGGGCTTTCATAAGGCCTTTAGGGATCTTGAGCGTCAGTCGGATGTCTATTGGCTTGCATGGGAAGGCCTTCGACTAAGTGGAGTCACAGTCAAGCCATTCGGCGCAGACTTTCTCGATACCTTAAAGAGTGTCGAGGTTGCTGAGTCTGACCCTTTGGCTTAGGCAGGGATAGCATCCACTATCTCATAGCTCGCTTGAGCATTGAGACGGCTATCCCGCCACAAGATTTGATTGATTTAGATCCATCAATGCTACAGATGTTACTGAAAGCATTGAAAGACCGAGCGAAGGAGCAGAGCGATGCCTACAGAAGTAAAAGGCGCAATTGAACTCCGCAAGGCTTTAAGGAAAATTCAACCTGAATTAGCCAAAGAATCTAATAAAGAAATTGCCGCATTGCTTAGAGTAGTAACCACTAAAGCAAAAGGTTTCGTTCCTTCTCAGGCTCCACTATCGGGCTGGGGTAAAGCTACCGGTTCTTGGGAAAACAGAGTTTTTAATACCAGCAACATTAAAAGCGGAATTGGTTACAGCGCTTCACCAAGCAAGCCAAATAAACGTGGCTTTAGATCACTTGCGACGATTTTTAATAAGAGCGCCGCAGGTGCAATCTATGAGACTGCTGGCCGTAAAAATCACCAAGGACTGCCGCCAGCCAAAAAAGTTATTGGTTGGACAGGTGGAGCATTTCGTAAAGGCGAGCTTGGGCAGGTTTGGGAAACTGGCAGGGATGTTAATAAATCTGCTAATCCAAATGCTGGACGCCAGTTTATTGATGCCTTGCCAGCATTAGTCGATAGTCAATCAGCAGGTGCCGCTGGTCGCCGTACACATAAAACAAAAGGCCGTCTTATCTTTAGAGCTTGGGCATTAGACCAAGGCCGCACAAAGGCGGCAGTACTCAAGGCAATGGATAGATCCATAGAAACTTCAATCGTGGCCATCAAGGGCACAAACATAAACTTTAGGGGACGTTAATGGCTGGCAATAATGCTGATCTAGCAATTCGGATTGCCACTCAATTTGACGGCAAAGGACTTAAAACTGCTTCTAAACAAACCAGCATTTTAGAAAAAGGTGTTAAGCGACTAGGCGCTCAAATAGCTGTTACCTTTGGAGCAACTCAGCTTCTTAGGTTTACCAAGAATGCTGTTAAAGCCTTTATCGAGGACGAAAAGGCCGCATCGCGTTTAGCTATAGCCGTCAAGAATCTTGGTCTTGCTTTTGAAACTCCACGCATTGAAGAATTTATAAGTCAGTTAGCCCGCACCTCGGGGGTCGCCGACGACCAGCTTCGTCCATCAATGCAGAAACTTTTGACCACTACGGGTTCATTAGCTAAATCAACCCAGCTACTTACTCAAGCCTTAGACATAAGCGCCGGTAGCGGTGTCGATTTTGAAACAGTTGTAAATGATTTATCGATGGCTTACGTCGGTCAGACTCGCGGCCTTCGTAAATACTCACTAGGACTTACTCAAGCAGAGCTTAAAACAATGAGTTTTGCAGACGTTCAAGAAAAACTTACCAAGCAATTCTCTGGTGCCAATGCTCAGTATTTAACTACTTACGCTGGTAAGATGGGCATTTTGTCTAATGCCGCCAATGAAGCAAGCGAAACCATAGGCAAGAGCCTTATGGACAGCTTGTCATTGTTAGCTGGTGAAGGTAACTCAATCCAACCACTAGCCGATTCTATGGGCGAACTTGCTACTTACGTTGGCGACGCCATCTATGGTATAGCCGTTCTAGGAGATAAATTAAAATCTTTGCCGGGTGCTGGTCTTGTAGGAAAGGTCGGCAGCGCAAGAGGCATTTTAGCTACTCTATTCCCTCAAGCTGGTGAGGCACTAAAACTTTTGGATGCTCTATCCGCTTATGGCAAAAAGGCACAAGGCGTTACTGGTATGGGCGGCTATCCATCATCAGCACTTGGCCCGGGTTATGTAGATCCTAATGATGCAAAGCGCAAGAAGGCAGAAGCCGACGCAGCCAAGCGCGCTAAAGAATTAGCAGCCTTGCAGAAGAAAACACTTGATACACAGAAGAAACAAAATGCTTTGACTAAGGCTGCAAAGACTCTCGATCTTGATCGCATTGGTGTCACAGCCGCTTTGAAAGGACAGATTAGCGAAACTGATCGCATATCACTTAATCTCCAGCTTGCATTGCTTGATAAGAATGAGTCGCAGGCACTCAAGCTATCTGCAGAATTGACTGAGGCAACTAAGCGTCAGAATGATCTCAAGGCTGCATTACTGACAACACCTGAAGCTCCAAACCCTTATCGCAATTGGATGCCACCTTCATTCAACGTACCTACTGGGGGCATGGGTTCAACAGTCGCAGCGGATTATTTAGGCATTGGAGCTTTAGGCGGAGCAGGCTCGGCTGGTATTGTGAATGTAATTGTCAATCTTGATGGTGACGTAGTTGGCGGAGCAGTCACTAACACACAAGTCAATCAATCCTTATCAGGTACTTTCAGCGATGTCAGTAGATACAATGGACGTGGAGCGCCGTCAATCAAATGACACTACCTGCAACCATCTCGGTATCGTTCGACTTTAGCCAAGGAGCCACATTCGGCTATCCCTTTACTATTGGCGATCCAATCAACGGCGTCATTGGCGTATCACAATTTGCTGCAACAGAAGTCCCTGATCCTGTAGTCGATCTCAGTAGCACTACTCGATCAATCAAGATCCAGCGCGGAAGAAACATTATGCGCGACACCTACGAAACGGGCACATGTACTGTCCGAGTAATCGATGAAACAGGCGCCTTCAATCCTCAGAACACATCTTCACCCTATTTTGGCTACCTCACTCCACTTAGAAAAGTTCGTGTTGCAGCTACTACTGCCACAGCTCAGCACTTCTTATTTTCAGGCTATGTTGATTCATACAAATACTCTTTCCCAACTGGTCAAGAATTGGGCTATGTCGATATAACTTCTAGTGATGCCTTTAGATTGTTCGCCATGGCTAACGTTGCAACTGTGACGGACGCCACAGCCGGACAGACCACAGGCACACGCATCACTAAGATCCTTGATCAAGTATCTTTTCCGACATCAATGAGAGTCACAGACACGGGATCGACAACAGTACAGGCAGATCCGGGCACAGCTAGAACATCCTTGCAAGCCCTTAAGACGGCAGAGTTCGCAGAGCAGGGTGCATTCTTTATTACTACAGAGGGCACGGCTGAGTTCAAGGATCGCAACGATGTCGTGGGCTCTCTAGCGGCTACACCGATTGAGTTTAATCAGACTACTGGGATTCCATATTCAGACCTTCGTTATGCATTTGATGACAAGCTCATCATCAATCAAGCCAGCATGCAACGCATTGGTGGCACAGCTCAAGTCGTTGCTAACGTTGATTCATCGGCTAAGTACTTTCCTCATGGCACTACTCTGACAGAGATGATCCCTGAGACAGATGCTCAAGTCTTGGACATTGCTCGAATCTATGTCGCCACGCGAGCCCAAACCGATATTAGAATCGATTCCATGACGGTTGATCTTCTTGACACAGACGTACCTACAGACACGATGATCGGCCTAGATTACTTTGACAATGTAAAGATCACCAATGTGCAGGAGAATGGTTCTACAATCGTGAAGACCTTGCAAGTGCAGGGCTTAGCGTGGGACATCACACCTAACTCTATGAGATGCACGGTCACCACGCTAGAGCCGATTGTGGAAGGGTTCATCATCGGGAGCACTACTTACGGTATAATCGGACAATCCATTATGGGATACTAGGAGAACAATCATGGCAACAGGCTTTCCAGCTACGACAGGCGACATCTTTACGGCTGCAGACTATAACGGCCTAGTGTCGTTCGAGGTTGGCACAGCTCAAACTGCTGATTACACAGCCGTGTCAGCAGATCAATATCAGGTCTTGGAGCTTATGAACAAGGCTACAGCCATTGCCTATAAGATCCCTACTAATGCCTCAGTTGCATTCCCTATTGGCACAGTCCTGAACATCCTGAACATTGGCGCTGGAGTCTGCACAATCTCAGCCGTTACTTCTGGCACGACCACGATCCTTTCAGCTGGATCGGTAGCTGCTGCTCCTACCCTTGCACAATACAAAAGCGCTGCATGCATTAAGACCGCGACTGATACATGGTACGTTGTCGGAGCAATTGGATAATGCTTAACAATTTAGTCGGCATTTATGGCATTCCCACACCACCTAATGTAAGTGTAGATTTTTTAGTTATTGCAGGCGGTGGTGGTACAGGTCGCAACATCAGTGGCGGCGGTGGTGCTGGCGGATTTAGAACTTCAGCAGGAACTTCAGGCGGCGGAGCCAGCGCAGAGAGCTCCTTGAGTCTTTCGCTTGCAACTAATTACACTGTGACTGTTGGTGCAGGCGGCACAAAGAACGACACAACCAATCAACCCGGAACATCAGGCGCCAATTCGGTTTTTTCAACAATTACATCGATCGGCGGCGGTCGCGGTGGTGCTTTAGCTTCCTCGGCTGGCGCATCAGGCGGATCAGGCGGCGGTGGTGCTGGATTTGATAACCCTGCTGGCACTGGTGGTGCTCGTACTGCTGATCAAGGTTATGCAGGCGGCAACGGCGCAACAAATGGCGGCGGTGGCGGCGGCGGTGGTGCTGGTTCCGTAGGTGCTAATGGAACTGCTAGTAGCGCAGGAAACGGCGGCTCAGGAGTCTCATCAACAATTACAGGAACAAGCGTTGGTTATGGCGGCGGTGGCGGAGGCGGTACTTATCAGTCAGGCGAAACGGGTGGTACTGGCACATCTGGCGGTGGTAACGGAGGATTTGATTCAACAGTCTCTACAGCTGGCGCCCCTAACACAGGCGGAGGCGGCGGCGGAGGCGGTTGGCAGGATTTAGGCAATGGTGGCTATGGAGCCAA